TATGCCAGTGCCGCTTCTTGCTCGTTTATCATGCTTTCACCCTTTTTCTTTGTTGGTTTGCAGGTTTCACAACCTTCACCCTTACAGGTATCACAGGTCATGTTTTTGTCTTCATAATCACCCTTTTCGTCGGCTTTCGTAAGATTGCCGCCATCAAGGTGAGAGAGAATTCGGTTCAGTCCTTCTTTGACTTCATTCAAGGTTTCAGCATTCGTCATGGTTTCACTTCCATTGTCCATTTTCAAAATCGTGTAAGATGATTCGGGGTTAATTCCTTTCTTACACAATGTAATTTCATGGAGTTCCAGGTCGGTGATTTCACGGTGGGTTCCGTGTTCGGGGGTTGTCTTGGTGACACGGAACAAAGCCTGCCCCCCAATTGAGAAGGAACGGAGCGAACCATCTCGCACTTGCTTCTGCACTTCTCGTGCCTTTTGAATGTCATCACGGATTTTGCAGACTACAAAGAGTCCGTGGCTGTCCACCTCGGATTTCCAAAGGCGACCTTGTGAATCAGTGTGGGAATCGACCACTTCACCGACTTGAATGCCACTGTGAGCCAACTGAACATTTCGGAATGCTTTGTTGGTCATAAATTTGCCGAAAGCCTTCTTGAGAGCATCAACGGGGATTCGGTCGCCCTGCTTGTCCACCATGTCAACGGAAGCATAGCCAGCGACATAAAGTGCGCCGTCCTCTTGGGACTTGAGCAAAAAGTCCTCCCCGACGAGGGAAAACCTTGCTGTGGCGGCTTGCATGAACCAACCGACTCCATGTAATGGTATATGAACGGTTCGGAGAACAAAATCAAGCGATTCGTTCTGCTTCACTACGGGTTGCAGGCTCTATGTCCTGCGTTTCTTCGTCTTCATCCTTTTTTGGGATGCGTAAAACCGCTTTGTCACCCTCAACCGTCAATTGAGCAGGAGTCCCGCCTGTCAATTCGGGATCCACTGTGAGGCTCAATGAAGGAAATTCATCCATGGTTTCTTCCTCATCGTCTTCTTTTGGTTGCCCAAAGGTTGTGTTTTGTTCCTCCATGAGTTGAGTTGGCCCTCTTGGAGAAGTGGTGTCGGCCTGCATTCCCGACCATGCTCCACCATCGGGGGATGCGCGATTCATCCGTGGATAAGCAAACCTTTCGATGATGTCATCATCAATTGCTTCATTGACAGTCCACTTGCCTTCCTCTTCCTCTATGCCGTATTCGTTGCCGAAATTCTCAAGCATTTTTGGAGTCAAACCTTTGACACTGTCACACAATTCTTCTGTTGTCATTGACTTTTCTTCTCGTCGGATAAAGCGGCGAACATGATCCATGATGTGATTTACATCTCCTCGCTTTTCTTCATCTCCAATAACAGCAGGTGCTTTGATTGTTGCTGTTTTATCGGTCTTTCGTTTCTTAGGCCTCCTGCCTATGCCCCCACTATAAACAGGATTGAATGTGCCTGGCGTAGCACTGGTGACCGCTTCTTTCAGCAGTGAGAAAGCAACGGGTGACCAAAGCGGAGCCTGCCTCTCGGCGTGTTTGATGAGAGATGGCAGGTCGCTCTCGACCGAGGAGACTTTGAAGGTAAGGCCGTCCATTGTCCCCTTGATGACGACAGGAGAAAGGATGGATGGGTATTCAAGAACAACTTCTGTTCCCGACTTTGCTGTGATTTGAGGAAGCGGCGGGTATTGTTTCTTGACATCCTTTGAAGCATAGCGAATCCACTTGGGGTGGACTTCACGACCTTTGATGAAAGTTGAACGGGAATCCCGAATCAGCATTTCACAATCTCCCTCCTGCAACTTGTGAACAGTCTTCACCAGCCCTTCATTATCCGATGAGGAGAAATTTTGAGGCATTGGGAATGTCAAATGCTCCGTTGAATCGTAAAGAGTCCGTAGGGCATTCATTCGGTCTTCAAGTGGTTCATGGGACAAATCCATTCCCTTGTGAAGCAACAAATCAATGACATGAAGCATGTCTCCATCGTGATAGGCATCAAAGGAAACATCCCCGCTCAACTGCTTCAAGTCTTTCTTGATTTTTGATGATAGCGACATTGGATTTACGCGCTTCCCCTTTTTTTCAACGAGAACACGCTTGCCCATGGGCTTCTTTTGCACGATCCATTCTCCACTGAAACCCTTCAACGAATGAATGTCGTCAAGGTCATATACCGTATGAGCAGGTTCAATCATGATTTTTCCAAAGACCCCTGTTGGTTCATAGTCGTCGGATTTGTTCAAGTCACCCGAAATCAAATGGGAATAACCTTGGGGAGAAGTTGCGCTCATGGCGTAAATGTCTCTTTGCTTTGGCAACAATTCTTCGGACATCATCGAAGGTAAAGGAATGTGTTTCTCGTGGACTGTGCGTTGCATTGTTGTGAATGGCGTTTCTTTGTTGTCAAAACGAATGGTATTTGATTGAGGGTCAAAACGCCATGCGAGAGTTGCAGGCATCTCGTGTCCCCAAGCATCATTATTCCCGTTCACATAAACAGGGGGCATCACCGATTCAGCAAAAGGAGAAAGCCCCTGCGTGGACATTCCACCCTTTCTAATCGCAAGGTGGTTTGCCGCCGCCGCAATCTGCTGAAGGTTGCCTCGTGCAATTGTGGAGGATTGAGGGTCGGTTCCAGTGACGATTTGAGGCCCGAATTGTTGCATGACTTGACTGGTCAAGCGCATAATCATCTCGCCCAACTCCATGTCCGTTTTCTTGAAATGTTCATTATGAGCATCCCAATAATCATGCGTAGATGCGGGGTGTTCTTCACGATAAATGCCTCTCCTCGGATTCCCAACATCAGTGTGTGATTGAATAGCCCTTCCTAAAGGAGTCATCAAAAGAGCATCCGAAGGCACTTGCATACGGCCTCCGACACCTTGAATCTCGCTTGGGTGCAAATACGCATGGTTAGAAACCGCAGACCAATTGCCACGCTTTCGTGTATAAGAATCGGAATTTATTCCCCCCGTCAAGTGAGGCATAGGGGAGGCAGGAAAGTGGCTGTTGTGATGTTGTGATTGCTTCATCATCTCGAAAACAGAATCCAACAGCATAGTCCCCACATGTCCTTCAAAGGCTTGAGGGTAAGAATCAGTCATCAGTTGCCGAAGTGAGTCTGTTCCACGACCAACTCCCCCCCAATGAAGAAACGGTTCCCACCAATGATAATTCAGTGATTTGTTGCCCTCCATATCCCACGGAGAATGATAGTGTTCGTCGATGCCGCCAAATTTTGAAGAAGAAGTTGCACCGTGGCGATCAGCAGGGCGCATCCACCATTCTACCATCGGGGTAAAACGAGAACGCCAAGAGCGCAAAGCCCGTCCCCATGAGATGCCAGCCTTCTCTTGAAATTTGTTTTCAATTGCCTTATGTTCGGGAGAATTGGGTTGAGTTGACCCCATTTGACTCAATAAATCGCCAAAAGCGGCTCTTTGTTCGGGGGTGTTCCATTCCAAGCCGAAGAGGTATGATAGCATTCCAAACGAGGACATAAATTCTGCCCTCTTCTCCTCCAACCATTCATTCTCGTCTTGAAAAGCACTGCGGTTACGGTCTTTTTTGTAAAGGTCAATCATGCTTTCGTTTGGCTTTCCGTAGCCCTGCACAGTCTCATAACCATGGATTCGCTTTTCCTGTTCGGCCATTTCCTTCAACAACAAAGCCGAGTCAATCAAGTGATGTGCATATTCGGGTTCACCATGCTGGCCGCCATGAAGCAAAGGGCAACATCCCGATTTCAATGACAGGGGATGGTGTGTGCCATACGCATTCTCCGCATCAGCCATCGGCCAATCATCCATCATGTTTGTTGATACCTTTCCATGACCTGCAAGAAACGGTGAACCGATTTGCATTTGTGAAACAGGCATTGGTGAATTCAAATCCCGCATTCGATACGGGCTTTCGCTTGGTGGAGCAATCATTGTAGAAAGAGCCATGTCAAAGAGGCTCCCCTGCTTTTGCACGAGCGACAGGTATTCGGAATGGTCAATTTCATGTCCATTCAAAAATCCGAGGACGGAATCGGTTCGTGAACGCAGAAGGTCTTCTGTCATTTATTCTCCCCCCTCATAGGCGAGAATAAACCTGTTCAAGCAGTGAAGTGATTTCTTCTGCGATCCCCATTTGTCCAACGCCGATTGACTTTTTCAATGAAGAGAGAGAATCCTCAATGGGTGCGAGATTCGGCAAGTTGCCACTGTTCCCTCCATCATTCAAGTGCATGTGCAAAGAAGAAGCCGAGGCATCATACCCTGTTTGAGCAACGGATGGCATTTTGAAAACCTCATTCACTGTTGTTTTTGAGGGGCCATCGGTGAATTGAGGAACACGATGATTGGTTGAATAAACCGTAGCACGAGTCGGTTCACCACCTGCGACATCCATGAATTGAGGAACCCCGTTTTGGAGGTTGCCTTCCACTTCGTATTTCACGATGCCCATGTCGGAAAGGATTTGAGAAGTGGTGTCAAAACCCTTTTTGGTATCTTTTGCGTTAATGCAGTGAGGGGGACAAGATGTGCTTCCACGGTGCATTGAAGGAGAGGAACCACCGCCAATTCCTCCAAGTGCCTGTGCAACTTTGCATCGGCCACAAAGGGTCTTTTCGTCCTCTTCTTTTTTCAATTCATTTTTTTTGCATTTATCACAAGGTTCTTTGCCGAAGCGAACATGTGGGCATCCTTTCGTGTTGGCTTCGATGGCTTCTCCGACCTTACGCTCCCAACTGCTGATTTCGCCGTCTTTGTTACGGTCGGCTTTGCTCTCGTCCAACTTGTCTTCACCCTTGAGTTGCTTTTCAAGAGCAAGCACTTGAGCGAGCAAACGCCCTTCATGAGATTCCTTCATTGGGTCAAACCACTGTGGCATTATCCATTCACCGCCCTTTCAGCATCCTTCCATTCTTCCAATTCCTCGGAACGGGATTTTCGGAATAATTCTCCACTGCCCGAAAAGGGGCCAACGGAGTTAATGTCGGGAATGTTTCGGTTCAATGGGTCAAAGGTTTCATCAGCATGAGGCGTGGTAAATTTCTGCCAACCCCAACGCTTGAGAAGCACTTCGGGATCTTCAACTGCCTTTTGCATGACCGACCTCTCACGCTCCAACACATCAATGCGAGCGTTAAGAGATTTGATTTGTTCGACCATCTCCTTCATCAATTCCATGTTTTCGGCTTCATCGGACATATCACATTCCTCCTGCCATTCCACCCGACATATCAGTGGGCATGTTCATTGGTGATTGCTGTTGCTGTGAAGCCATCATGGGGTCGGGTGCGCCCGACATTGGGCCAAGTGGTTGCATTTGAACCAAAGAAGCGTGTTTTGTTTTTATCATGCTAAGTGGTTCTTTGATTGAAAGAGTTGCCATTTCCAATTGCTTCATGTCCATTTGAAGGCCAACCAAGGTTTGTTCATCAATTCCTGCGGCGCGCTGGTCATCAAGGAGGTGAATAAGACTGTTCATTTTGGTGGTAAGGTCGGACACGGTTCGGTCAATGTCGTTAAACAATTGAGCAATCGGAGCAGTGCTTACGGCAGTTGTTGGGTCTTGCTTCGTAATGAGGCTATCGCGCACTTGAAGTGCCTTGAGGCGTTCTGCCATTGAAGGACTACCACGCCAAGCCATCAAACCACCCGATGAGGGGTGTAGAATCCAGTTGCTCGACCTGCCCTGCTCACACCCAAAGCGATAGCCCCTTCAGTGCCTTTGTAGTCGGAAGCGGTGTTGTCATATTGAGCAAGAACGCCCATTCGTGTTTCTGCCGCAGGCATTGAATTGCCCGACATCATTTTAGAGAGTCGGTCGGCCAAGTCCAAGTCCGATTTCAAGTGCTGAATTGCGTTTTCCGCATCCATCAAGTGCTTTCCAATGGTGGTCTTATCATTGGTTTTGATGGCCGCCTGCACTGCCTCAAGAGAAGCCAATGCTCGTCGTGCCATGGGATCCATTTTGCTGATTAAGTCGAAAGCATCCGAATCGGTCATGTCCTGTTCCACCCCGTATGTCATATTTTAATCATGCGCCACGGTCGTTCAAGCCTTTTCGTTTTAAGGCCTCATTGATTCGATGTTCAGCCATCCTTTCTTCGGGAGATTCAAAACGCCGTTTATCGGTTTTTTTGTCCGTCCCTGCGGCCATTCCTTCGTTTCGTTGAACATGAGTTGGTGACTGTCCTGCGCTGTTGCGCTCTTTGTCGCTGTTATCGCTAATCGACCTCAAGGGTGGAATATCCGAACCTTGAACGCCCACCAGCGAATCGGCAAGGGGCATAGAACCTCGGCTTTGCCTCAAATCCCTGTCTCCCTTTTGCACCTGTTCTCCGCCGCCTGTGCCTTGCTGTGCCGCCTGCGCCTCCTGCTGTTGCTGTGCGATTTCTTCATCCGATGGCTGGCGGAAGTCAAAGTGGAGGATTTCATCGTCTATACCGTCGCGCAGGTTTGCTTCAAAGCCAGCCTGTTTCATTTGAATCATGTTTCGGATTGCCATCTCATCCCGTCGCATGTTCATGATTTCGTCCTCTTCCTCATGCGGGTTCAAGCGCAAGTGCCATTCGGTGATTGAAAACGCCTCCATCAACACGGGGAACAAAACCCGATTGAAGATTGACTGTGCGTATGAAATTGAACGGTTGCTCACAACGATTTGCATTCCTTCGTTGTTCAAACCACCGCCCGATACATCATTCATGAACACATTTGACACGCCATAAAACGCCGAAATGCGCTGGCGAATATCGTCTTTCATCGGGATGTATTGTAACTCTTCCAAAGTGTCCATCATTCGGACATATTCAATACCGCCACGACCCGACTCGGTTTCTACACCAATTGTCGGAATGTAATTCGGGTCACGCTCAAGGTGTTCTTGGATGTTCCTTGCAGTGCGCTCCACAGTCTCAAGGTTGGATGATTTGATGACCATCACGCCTCGTGGCATTCTTCGCTTTTGATACGCAGAATAAACATAATTGTCCATGGCTATGAGCGTATTCACCTGTCGCCACATCGTCGCAACAGGACTACGGCCATACAACTTCGACGGCGACCATTTGCTCAAATGAACGACTTCTCCCTCGGTATAGACCTGTCCTTTGCCAACACCCGCCAAATTCATGAAATGAATCGGGACGACAGGCATACCCGTCTTTGGACACTTCTCATCCTTATCGCTGGTTCGGAATGAACGGTCAACAAGGCTGGTGTATTGGCTCCCTCCACGCACACCCCGCTTATCCGCCAAAATCCGCATGAAAATTGGGTCTGCCCTGCTAATTTCTTTGATGCGGAAGAACATAGGCTTCTTGGTTTTGGGATCGACATAATACTCCTTGGTCAAAACAATGTAAGCATCATCCACGATGTCCAAGTCCATTTCAATTTCACGAAGAACCTCCAAGAAGTCTTGTTGCATTGAATTCTTTGCACCCATGAGAGCATCGGCGTATTCGATTTGAGAACGGTCGGCCTTGCGAACACCACCGCCACATTTCGTGCAAGTCTCAACCTGTTGCTGATATTCTTCATCACATTCAAGACATTTCACGACGAATTTCGGCTTCCAGCCCCACCCCTTACGGAATGTTTCAACATTCAAATGATTGAGAATTGAGCGCAACACGAGACATTCATACGCCGCCGCATAGAGAGCGGGGATGGTGATGCCTTGAAGCAAAGGTGGCTCTTGGATGCCTGTTTGAAACAAAGGCATGGTTGGCATCGGGGTTGAATGCCGTTCCATGTCAACTCCAATAGAGGAGAAAAGGCGGTCGATGCGTTTTTTATCCGCCATTATTCATCCCCCAACACTTCGTTGATTAAATCCTCTTGTGTCATTTTCCACTTTTTGAGCAGACTCACCTGCTTCGCAGGAACGGAATTTTGATACGCAAACAATTGAATGGCTCGCTCATCACCCTTGATCGCTTTTTGGATAACTGTTGAAGCGGCTCGCTTTTCTTTGAGGAAATCATGGGCCATTTCACACGCCTTCAACACAGCCCTGTCCCCCATAAATACGATTGAGGAGCCTTCAGCCTTGACAGCACTGACAGACATGACACCTTTCAATGTTTCCACATAATTCGTTGCGTTGACCGATGAGAAAGGAAGAACCAAGCGAGGGACACCTCGCGAATCAACTTCTAATCGCCCATCTGCTTCCCAAAGGGAACCGATGAAACGACCACTGTTTTTGATGATGGCGGAGCCACGATTCATATCGTAGAATAAACCTCGCTGATTTGATTTTGTTCCTTTGCCTGCAACTTCAATGTCAAACAACCAACCATGGCTTTTGATGAGGTTTGCCAACTTCGGAGCCGTAGAGGGGACTCCGCTTTCAATAAGTCCCTTTGCATCCATCAAGCCATTCTTCATCAAAAGTTGCGAGGCTTCGGCAAGAATGGCTGATTCACGGGATGAGATGCGCTCCGATTTGTTGACCATCTGCGACCATAGGCTGTAAGCGTCTTCTCTCTCTTCATCCGTTTGTGATTCTCGCCAAGACTTCAAGAAACGACGAAACGGCAGACTCAACCGTTCTATGCGCTTATTCAAAATCGAATAGTCGGAATCGTTCAACGGCAACTCATCATACAGTGCCTCGCTTGAGAAGTGTTTCAATATCGCCTTGTGTTCTGCGGCGATCAATGGGGCCATCAAGGTCAATGCTTCGTTGCCTAAATCGCTTTGAGATTTTTTCAACACATCAATGATTTCATCACTGGACATGCCGAAATTCTCAACAAACCATGAGCGGGTGATGTCTCGCCCATCAAGGGATGCGCCAGGTTGCGTATCGGGGGCAAGTGTGCTTTCGGGAGAATCAAGCCCTTGAATGTCGCCTTCTTCAGCAATACGCTTCAAGTCCTTTTCTGCTTGTTGCTGTTGTTCCTTCTGCTTCTGTTGTTCCTTGGCATTTTCCAATTCACGCTCTTTTTGCTCAACCACTGGGTCATCTATTTTGGGAAGAATCTTTAACAACACATCCTCGAAGGTTTCAACTCCGAATTGATATTTGATTTCTTTAAGCATCAGCCCACCCCAACCGCTTCTGCCAAGTCTCGGCATCAAGAATCAAAATGTTGTCTCGGAATTCCTTTGTTGCTTGGACTGAAAGAGCCAAGGCCATAACCATGTCATCATGACCACCAAGGCTTTCCATGCGCCCATTATCCAACATGGTGAAGGTGGACAACTCGTTTATGAGGGTGTTCATGTGGCGGTGAGTTGCCCCTTCGTCTTTGAAAGGAAGAGACAAATGGTTGCGCTCAAAGTGCAACTGCAAAGTGTGAATCAGTGCCTCCTTCTTCATTCGGGTGGTGTTGAAGGGTTTGATAGGAAGGTCGCTGATTTCAGCCAGCACTTGATTGAAAGCCATAGCGAAGTTGTTTGTTTCCAACTCAATGATAACTGGGTTGAATCGTGCGTTCAACTCAATGATTTTCTCAATCTGTGCGCTGAAATCCATACCCTTCTCGTGATGCACATGCACGATTCGCTTATGTTTCTTCTCATCCATCCCAATAACCAACATGCAGGTATAGTCGGCTTTCCTGTTTGCACTGATAGCAGGATCCCACCCGATGTAATAGGACAACTCTTCATCGGCTTGAGGATAATATGACAGGGCCAATGAGTCGTCTTTGGCGTTTTCAATCACTTCTTCGGGGAACAAACTTGCTTCACTGGCTATCGGTTTGCACAGGTATTCACGGGTGAAAGCAATCGAAGTCATTTCACTTCGTCGTGTTTTCAGTGCTTCCAATGACCACCTTTCGGGCCATAGTGGATCGCCTGTTCGCTCATTGATTGCGGGGTATTCGTTGACGCAATACCCGTCCAACTTCTTCAACTCGGAATAAAGGTCGGTGTAGGAGAACGGCGTTCCAACGATGCACAGTTGCGCTGTGTGGTGGAGAACGGGGAGAAGGGCGGTGTAAAACCATGTTGAGATTGACTTCAACTGGGTGGGTGCTTCGCTTGAAAGGATGTCGTCAAGAACCACAATTTGAGGGTGCGCCCCACGAACAGCCTTACCAACGGACATGGCCCGTATAGATGATTTGTTGGTCATTTTGAACAACTGCTTGGCCCATCCCCTCGGCGGCTTCAAATGAGCCAAAGCAGGGGTCGTCATAATCAACTCGTCCATTTTTGCCATGTGGTCAATTGACTGGTGCTGGCTGTGCGAGAAGAACAAAACTTCAGTGCCAGGATTGTAAGCCATTTTCCATAGGAGATAGCATCGAAAGAACACGGATTTGCCGTGGTCACGACTGGCTATCACGCAGGTTTTGGTGTGGCCTTCTGCATTGTTATACCATTCTTTGTGAAATTCGGCCAGTTGAAATCCGCAGATGTCCTCAAAGAAAAATTGAAAATTGCGACGGCCCATCTCAAAATCAACCTTTGAGGCGACTTCGTTTAGGCCCGACATTCATTCACCTCAAATCACAAACGGTTCGGGTTCTTCATCATCTACGGGTATGCGAGGTGCTAAGAGATAACGCAATTCATTCATAAGGCCTTCAAAATCACCTTCGGGTTCACCATGTTCTGTTGTTTCAACGCGTAATTGCAGTGGAGCCGCACCACCTTTGGGTGTTTGCATAAGGTCAAGAATTGCAGGATTGTCTTTGAAGTCTTTCAAATTCGGAATGATTTTGAGGTATTCTTGGTCGTAAATGCTGTCGGGGGCCTCCTCAAAAGCAATATCGGATTTGTCCTTTGGAGCATTCTTGAGCCGTTCCATCAATTCCTTTATGCTGGTTTCGATTGAAGGGCCGCCCAAATCAGTGAATTCGGGTGGCATCATCACAGGAATGCGGTGGCGGGTTCCTGTTGGTTCTCCCATTTCATTTGCCACTGAAACTGTTTGTCCTGTGGCTCCGAAAGAGTCAAGGAGGTTTGCATTCACCATGAATTTTCCTTTACCGTCCATAAAGGGCAATTCCCAAACCGCATCTCCCTGTCCTGCTCTCGCAACAGGCATCATCTCACCATTGATTTCGGCCAAAAGTGCTTCTTGTGGATTTAGCGTGTCGGAATTTGTTCCTTCACGAATAAAGCGTGGTGCGTCAAATGACCTCAATTTCGGAATCCCCATTCCATCAAGAAGCGAGGGGATTTTTGGAGACACAACCCTCTTAGCACCTTTTCGATAACGCCCTAAACCCTGTCTCTTCGCAGAAGCCTCCAAGTCCTTGATTGGGAATTCGTCGCCCGAAAAACCAGTGCCAGTGAAGACTTCATCACCAATGTTTGCGGTCAAAGGAGGAAATGGTTCTTTGCCTTGTCCGAGATACCGAAATCCTGCCGAATAACCCCCAGTCATGGGAAATCTCCTCGGCCCTTGACGATTTTTGCTCATCTCTATGAGAGGCGAGAGATTCATTGGGACTCCGATCATCCCCCTAAGATCCCCAGTCTTTACCGATTGAGGAGCAACAGTCATCATGCCCACATGGTCGCTCGAAATCGCCGTTCCCGCCGCAGGCCGACCTTCACGGTTTGTCAAAAATAATCCCGAATCGTTCACCAAACCCATAGCCAAGAGGTCTTTTATGCTCAATGCTTTGTTCAATGGATAACCCTTTTTTGCGAGATTATGTCCCAAAGGAGAATCCTTTACAGGAACCTTTAGACTCGTTTTGTTTTCATCGGTTTTTTTTTCGGCATTGTTGTCCTTCTTGGGAGGATTGGCTTTTCCTTGCAGTGCCGCCGCAACTGCTCCCGTAGCAGGGTTGCCCGACTTCTTTTCTTTTGCAGGTTTCTCATCGGCAGGCTTACCAATATCGGCGGCCACCGTTTTCGCCTCTTTGGGTGATTTCTTCGACTTTGGCAGGTCATCAGTTGGAGACTTTTCCTCGGCCTGCGGTGCGGCCTTCTTCGGCGTAGCCTTCTTCGGTGCGGCCTCCTTTTTTGGTGGAGCCTTATTGCGCCCCCCCACCTCTCGAAGTGTTGCCCGACCATCCCTGTCCTTTGGCCCCCATTCGTGGGTTCCAGCACGAACCAAATTGAACGCTCTTATCCCTTCTACGAATTTATCACCCACTCTTACACGCATGGCCTTGGGGCTTTCTCCTTCGGGTGAATCGTAAAAACCGCTATCGTCCTTCTTTGGTTCGGACTTTGGTTCCTCCTTCATCGGAGCGACCGCTTCTTGCACTGCTGGCACTTTGGATGCAGGCTTTAATTCGGGCGTAGGTTCGGGCGTAGTTTCGGGCGTAGGTTCGGGCGTAGGTTCGGGTGGTCGAATAGATTCCTCAATGGCTTTCCAACCTGCTTCACCTGCTTCGTCCGACAAAGGTTCTTCATCGGGTTCGGGAAGTGACATAAACGATGATGGTTCTTCATCAGTGGTTGGTTCGGGCATAGCAGTGAAGTCTGTTGCATCGACTCTTTGCTTGGTTTTCGCAGACCCCATTTCATCGTTTGTAGGGTCATTCACGCCATCGGCCATGTCGATCATCTGCTCAACCTTTTCAGTCGAAACATCAGTTGGAGAAGGCGTTGCTTGATAGTCCCTAAAGAACCGATTCATGCGCTCTTGAAGTGATGGGCCACTGGTGGGCATAGGTCGCGCCCTTTCATCCTTCATAGGCGAGGGGGCAGGTCGTGGAGGAATACGCTCTCCTGTTAGGTTGTAAGGCACTTCGCCTCCGAGGATTGCGCTTGCTTCTTCTTGACTCATTGGTTCTTCGCCTGTCACTCCAAGTGCTTCAAAAGCGTTATGCAGGGAGGACATCGGTTCAAAGGTGCTTCCTTGAAATTTGGGTTCGGGGGGTTGTTCTTGACGAGGAGGGCTTGAGACTGTCCTTCTTCGGACGGGTTTTCTACGAGGTTTTGTCTCTTCTGTTTTTTCGTTGCGTAGTTTTTCAGCCAACGCCGCCATTGATTCGTTCTCATTCCTCACCCACTGTTCCCTGCGTTTTTCTCTCCGACTCATTCCTGCATCGGAAGGCAAATCCGCTACAACTCTTTGTAGCCGCTCGTTGCGTTCTCGTGCTTGGTCGAAACGCTCATTCCTGCGGCGTTGTCGGCCTTCACGAAACCCCTTTTCCACGGCATGTTCCCATGCTTGGTCAAATTCAACGGAGGCCACGACGAAGCACCTCGGTTGTGTTTCTCGCTTGAATTGCCTTTCGGATGGTTAGCATCTCATGAAGTGCATCACGATCCATTGATTTCTCCGTTCTCAAACGCTCCAAATCTTTTCGCCCTTGGTTTCGCTGATACATGTTGTAACCTGCGGCGGCGATATTTCCAAGCCCTCCTGTCAAAGCGGCGACTATGGGATTTGTTGCCAATCCCCCCTTTGTGTTTGCTCTTTTGCTTGCTTCAGCAACAGAAGCGAGGTAAGCAGGGTCTTGGATCTTTGCAGGTGCGGCTGTTTGTCCTTGCTGTGCTGGTTGTTGTCCCTGCTGTGCTGGTGGTGCGGCGGGAGCAGGTGCGGCAGGTGCAGGTGCAGGTGCGGCAGGTGCAGGTGCAGGTGCGGCAGGTGGAGGCAAAGGAACCCTCTCCTGCTCCTGCGGGGATGAAGCAGGCAGGGGAACAGGATTGGGGTCAGTGCCAGTCCCCGAAGCACTTGCGGGTGCGGCAGGTGCGGCGGGTGCGGCAGGTGCGGGGGGAGGCGTATTCGTCAAACCCATGGCCGCCGCCTGTTCAGCATTTGGCGCACCAGCAGGAACGGCAGGCCCCGAAGGTGCGGCAGGGCCGCCCATTGGCTTAATTGGAGTCAACTTTGGGAGGCGCGCTTGCATAGCATCCAGCGTTTGTTCCTCTTGTTGGAGGTTATGTTGAGCCGCTTCCTGTGGAGTCATGCCTTGAGGAGTCTTTGATGGGTCGGTGATTGCCGTTAAATTGGGATTTGAGGCTGTCCTTTCCATAAGTGCCTGTTGATTGTCACTTATCCTTTGTTGTCGGGCATCCTGTCTTTCTTGCCTGTTAGCGGCTTTAAGCCCTCTATCTGCTGTTCGGCGGTTTGCTTTCGTGTCTCGAACAAATTGCCTCCCATAACGCATATTGGCAACGCCAGGAATAAGGTCGGTTTTTCTCCCAGTGCCAGTCATGATTTTTTGTAAGTCATCATTGGCTTGGAGGCGCGCTTTCAAAGTTAAATCATCCATTAAACATCACCTTCACTTTTTGCACATCTTGGACATCACGATTCCACTTCTTTGCTATGTTTTCCCAATCGCCACGGCTTTCAAAAATCGCCACAATGTCCGAAGGTGGGCAACGCATCTCTTGGGCGAGATGAGAAACATCATTGTGGGAATTGATGGATTTCTTTTGAATTGGGGGGGTGATTTCCTGCTTTGCGATTTCAACCTGCACGAATTCAAGCACTTCTTGAATCTGTTCAATTTCATTCATTTCGGACTTCTTCAAGGAGGGGAATAAGCCTTCAAAGCCATATCCGAGTCTGTCCAAAAAGCGATCAACCAACGAACCGAACCTCCCTTGCTGTTGGCTCGGAGGTTGGTTGGCCGCATAAGGTTGTTGGTTTAAAGGAGCCTGTGACATTTGTTGGGGTTGAGGAATAACAGCCATCGGCGGAGGGGGTGCTGAATTTCTTGGCCTCACAGGAAGTGGAGGTGCGGCAACAACTGGATTCCGTGGCGGTGGACGAGCAGGTGGGGGATTCATCGGAGGAGGAGGAACGGGTGGGGCCTCCACAGGTGGCTGTTCGGTATTGATGTCCTCGACAGGCGTTTGTTCCTGCTGTGGTGCTTGAGCCGTGAGCGGTTCGGATGGTGGAGGTGTGCCGCCACCATACCACGGAGGAGGTGTGCCATCATCCATGTGATGATCCTTGAGGGCTTGCATAAATCGTTGGCGATAATTTCTTCCTCGTCCGCGCTTACCTTGATAAACATCCATGAAAAATTGTTGGGCGGCCTCTTCGGATTCAAAACCGTGTCTTTCCATGAAGCCCCGAATTTGGCGACCAATGTTTCCCATTTTGTAGTCGGTATTGCTGTGAAGGTGTTTATACCAAGCCTCATTTTTGTCTTCGGGATGGTGAAAATTTTCTAAGTTGGTGTCGTCAAATGGTTTAACTCCCGATTGTTCGCTCACTTCCTGTTCGTCTTCCGCCGATGTTCCGTCATTTGTTGGGTCATTATCGGCATGACGACCAGGCTCAAAAGCCCCGTGTTGTAGGCCAGCATGAACAGCAAACGATGGTTCGGTTCTCAACGCCTCAAGAGCCGTCAACATAGGGTCTTGATTTGGATTTTCTGCGATAGCCCGACGAATCGTATTGTGATATTTCGTGTGAAGCCCCATGTTTTGAATGTTGATTGCATTCCGATGAACAAGACTTGGAGAAATCGAATCTCGTGTTCGCACATTGATTCCTCGCTCCTTTCGCATTTGGTCTAAACCACGATGATAAGGTCGGGTGTATTCCTCTTCCAATCCATTGAAATGTGAACGCAGTGAAGTCACAAGACGGCCATTTTCATAAATGGGATATTCTTTGTTCTGCGCCCTGTGAACAGCGACCCCCGCGCGCCATTGTGAAGTCAAACGACCTTCGGCATCAAAGGCCATGGGAATTTGTTCGTGGACTCCCATGTTGTTTGAACGCTTGATTGCTTCATTGATGAATGGCGCACCTGCATTGACCAAACCACGGAATGCCTGCATGTAGGAGGGATTTGAAGGGCCTTCGTGGTAAATGCTGTTTAAATCGGGAACCAAGTTGTTGTCGTAAGCGTATTTGGCGGCATCTGCCTCAACCCCTGTGATGTCATCATGAACAAACGGATGAGGGTTGTTCATCATCTCCATGTAAGAACCGTTTGGCTGTTCATTGTTGATGACCGATTGAATGTAAGTGTTCAAATCAACGAGCGCATGATTCTTGCGAATCTCATACCGCCGAGGATCGAACACGGAATACATGAGCCTCACCTTTTGCCCAAGACTCCTGCGGCTTGAAGAATGGTAGGGTCTTCAACACGAACACCTGCTCGCTCCTCTTCATTGAGCCTCGTTGCGCCATCTGCGCCAGGGTCGGATGAGCGTTCTTCTGTTGCCTGCGCTCCAACCTTTGCATTGTCATTCAATTCAACAGGGGCTTTGGTCAAGCGATTCAATTTTTGTTCCAACCGCTTAAGCATGGCTCGCAACTGGGCCACATCAAGTGCGGTGATGGTTTTATTCTTGGGTGCTTTGATGAAGTCCTGCGTTCCCAATGGATCGCCAATTGCGCCTTGATCTCCTCGGAATTTGAAGCGAGAAGTGTTTGTCCCCATCGAAGGAGTCTTGGGCAACTTTGCACCAATAACTGTTCCACGGCCTTCAATCCCTCTCGTATCGGCGTGAGCAGAAAGACCACGAGGCAAGGAACCCATTTGGCGACGGAATTTTTCTGCCGCCAACTTTCGCTGATATGCCACTGGGTCACGGAGTCTCAAAGGCAGTTGGTCGCTACGGCCCGAACCAAGGGAGCGCATAGCATGGCTGTGGACATTCGGATGAAATGCTTGAACCTTGCTTGAACGGGAAAGGTTGCGTTCAGTGCTTTTTGCACGACGCTTAGATTTTGATTTGGGTTCTCGTGAACCGCCGCCTGCTGTCTTTTCACGGCCTCGTTGCCTTTTCTTACGCTTATGCTTGGCCTTGGATTTGCGCTCGTCCTCATCGGATTCCTCGTCTTCGGTGTAGCGTCGTCCCCTGTATTTGCGACGGGCTTTGATGATGTCCGACAAAGCGGTGTAGTCGTCTTCGCTTGCTCGGAAATAAGGAATTTTGCCGACAAATTCTGCAAATGCAGGGTCTATTTCATCGTCCACGCTTAAGACTCTCTTTGCATTATCCTCGGCCTCTTGCAGTGAAGGCATGTCGAATTCTCTTGGAGGTTTTGCTCTCGTTGCGCCAGCAGGATTGCCAGGAGGAAGGCATTCAAAGCAGACTCTTGATTTTCGGGCCTGTTCAACAATTCCTTCCAGTGGTTCTCCGCATAGGCGACATGACATCGCATCCTCTTTGCCAATATCCGATTGATACGAGATTTGGCCCGTTGGACTACGAATCGGCCCTGCGTTTGCTCCTGCGGCCAGTGAACCGCCGTTTGCCATCAACCCCATGTCCACGCCCATGCCCGATTCCAAGAGTTGTTGCATTCCATCCGTCATGGGGGTTCGCCCCAAAACATCGTCAATTTCCATGGGCTTGATTGAAATGTGCGGGATTTGAGAAGCCAACTCACGGAGAGCGCGCTCACGACGCTTCTTGGGGTCGTTTTGATTCACACTCTCCTCGTCTTCGGGGGTTTTCAACGAATGATGCGAGAGGCCGTCGCTATCCTCGTTGGGGTTGATGTCGTAGTCCAACATCTCACGGCCATTGTAGCCGCCTGTGAATTCTTGAGTCCTTGGAGTCCAAAGGCCCTGTTCTCGTGGGTTGCTCATCACCATTTGTTATCCTCCCTCCTTTTTCTTCGTAGGTGAACAAAGGCATTCATGGCGATCAGTGGCAACTTTGAATACCAGCAAGAAAGAACGGGCGTTTCGGAATAAGACTTTGAAATGGGAACCATGGCCCTTCGCAATTCGTCGAAGGCCTTGATTGATTGGATGTAGTCAATCTCCGTGTCATTTTCCAACTGTGCAAAGGCCATGCGAACACCAATCAATGCCCCATAGACGGATTGTTCGACTTCTTCATAACCAGTGATTTTGAATTTAGCCATGCCTTCCGACCATTCTTTGATGACAAAATCAAGAGCGGAACAAAACACAATGGCTTCATTCAGTGTCAAAATTTCTTTCTTCTCCAAGACTTCGGAGAAAGGAGAATCCTTGAGCATCAACTCGTGCAGTGTTTTTCCCCCCTTCATTCAAGAACACCTGCCCTTGCTAATGCCGCCCTCATCTCTCTCCATTCTTCGGGGGCCTTTTGTGAGAACACATCCTGCAAAACGCCAATGATTGAAACCGACTGTTTCTTGTCAACATCGGCGGTCTTCTCAATCCATTTTGCTAAGTCTCCCAATGTTTCACGGACTTCACGATGCAGTTTAATTGCCGTGTCCATTTCTCGGATGTCAAAGTCTCTTTCCTCGTCGGCCATGTCGTTTTCCAACTTGTCCATCACCAATCCAAGAAACCGATCCAAACGATTCATGTTGTTCTCAATACGAATCAAGGTGTCCTGCGCTGATGAAATCGCTTTGGGCATCACTTCAACTGAAACCTCTTTTTGGATAATCGGATTGATATGCCGTTCCATGTGGGTTTGAATGAGGCTTTCGGGCATGTCCATTTCAACAGCGAAGTCTTGGATTCCTGCTGTTCCATTCAAAATGGCCTCTTCGATGAGGCTTCTGTCTGTATGGGTGCAAAGAGGACAGGACGAGTTGCTGTTGTTGTGATATTCCCCTGCATGTCGTCGCATGTGCCGATGTGATGTGCCTTCAGCCCACCCCTGTTCCTTATCCAACACTTGAACCGAAATGGCTCCTGTGTTGATTTGTTGCTCTAACAAATCTCTTTCGGGGTGCTGACAAAAGAAGCAATTCTTTCGTGACTGCCGCCCCCCCATGTGTTAAAACGATGTGCTTTCACTTTTTATGGGTATGGGTGTTGCAGAATTCTGTTCCCTTGACAGGGTATTGTTTGCATGGGTCACCTTTCTTTGTAGTCCCCTTGCATTTTTTTCGTTTGACAATGTTTTTTACATCATCAAGATCGAAGTCTCCGTCACCATCAGTGTCAAACCTTCTCAACAGTGGAGAATAAACAAGTGGGCTTCTCACGCCCCCGCCACCAGCGAGGGAGTTACCGAAAGGAAGCGTATTGTCGAACCGCAACCATGAAGGTGAAAAAGAGGCCGAAAATGCCAAACATCAATTCATTATTGGTGAGACTTGACCCTTCACTGATGAGAAGAGTAAAACAACACAGGAAAAACGAGATGATGAAAATCATAGTTGCCGACTCAACCAGCATTTTGCTTGGGGACATGAATTCAACGCCCATATCGTATGGGTTGAATGTGCCACTGTCTTTGTCATTTTGTTGCATCAATCAAACCCCCATGGCTATACCGCCAGCCAACTTCTGCGCGTTCCCGTTTTGAAATTGGTTGCCAAGTGCGGAACCAAGGAGGCTTCCAAAGAAGCCTTGTTGTTGTTGCGCCCCTCCCGACATTTGGTGTGCTTGGAGGAACATGGTTCGCTGTTGTTGGTTCTGTTGAAGAACCATGTTTGCTTGAGAGGTGACTTTGCTCATTGTCAAACCGAGGTTTTCTGCTGACATGGTGTTCAAAGGAGCAGGAAGGGATGACATGTCAAGCGTCAATTTCTCACCTTCAATTTTGAAAGTGGCTTGGGAAAAGAATTCTTTCAAAGCCAATGAAATGACTTCTCCGAATAAATCCATAATCACGGGAAAGGTTGAGGTTGTCAAAAAGGCGGTCACGGGGTCACGCAAGTCCAAAAGGCGAGCCATAGCCATGACTGGATCGTTTGCCATTTGTTGCATCATTGGGTTCTGTTGCATCATCATTCCAGCCATAGCGGGGTCTTGCATACCCATACCCATACCCATACCCATACCCATGCCATAACCTCCGCCCATGGCGTGTTGTGATACGCCAAATTGCTGTGCGGGTTCTTCGTTTCTGCTAAACCATCCCATCATATCGCCTCATTGTTTATGTTTTGCTGTTGTTGAATTTGCATCATTTGTTGCATTCGATTTTCCGCCGTTTCTGTTTGTAGAATTCGTAAATCAAAAGAAACAGTGACGATGTCAACAACCCCGCTTATTGGGTTCTCATATTGATTGACTTTAACACCTTTGCTATGCGAGGCATCCTGCTGAATCATTTTGAAAAACGGTTCATATTTCTGAATTGATTCGGCGGTGCTACGATTTTTTGGGGAACGGAATCCATTGGTCAAGCCATTGATTCCTGGCACTTTCATGAATTTGGTTCCTTTGCTCACAGGCTTAACGAAAAATCCTTCTTTCTCCATTTCGTGTTCCTGCAACAAAGACTTGAGCGTGTGGAAAATGTGCAAATGAGCAGGGCAATAAGTTGACTTCAATTCGTCGCCGTGATCGCCATGGGTTCGTGCAAAAGGCTTCCGAGGCTTTCCCGTTTCTTCATCGAACCAATAAATGTCGGCCAAGGACAGTCCTGTTTTCTCATCAGTCAAGTGTGCGTATGCGTTGTCCCCTTCAAGAAAGCGGCGCACATCAACGCCACAGCAGGCACATTCATGACCTGCATTGTAGCGATAAACCTTGAACAAACCCAAGTTATAACTTGGTGGCCGCAGTGCCTTTCGCAGAATTTTGATGTTCTGCTTACGAGCCTTGACTGGATTTTTGGGGTTCGTCTTCAATTTGACCTCGACAGTGGGGATGATTGCCTCGTCGCTGTCAATTCCTTGTGAGCCAGCACTCGCCATTTCAGCGCGTTGCTGTGCTTTCAAGAATTCATAAGCAATCCCCGTGTTGAGGGAAAGTTGCCTCAACTGGTCGTCCGACAACCCGCTAAGAGACATCCTGCCGCCCATGAACGGCATGTTGGGCATGAAGGCCATCAACCCTCCCATGTTTGACAACATGATAAACTCTCCTCTTTCACATTGAGTCAATCAAATGAAGGAAAGTGTCCTCCACATTGATTCCTCTTTGGGCCGACACTGGATGCACTTCGGCCCGAAAACCAGCCTTTCTCAAACACTTCAAGCCGTTTCGGAAGTGAGCGACGATTCGATGTTCCCGAAGCAGACCATAATGGTGCAGTTGACGCGCCTCCTCATCCCACCAATTGTCCATTTTGTTTATCATCAAACAAATGACTTTGGGGCGGTATTTCTTCACATTCTTGCGCGCCTTACGAGAAATCTGCTTTGAAATTTCTTTTTTGGTGATGTTGTTCACGAGATATTCAAAACCAGCAACCGCTTCCACCAAAAATTGAGGGGAATTCAATACCCTGTCGTCGATCATATAAACCACGACTTCTACATCTCGTGCGAACATGTCTTCCACCCACATATTCTTGAATTGGGATTGGCCCGCAATATCACTGCTAATAACGGATTTTTTCTCATTCTTCCACTTGATTTGCTTTCGTGTTGCTCGTGGCATTTCATGACCGACCACACTGTTGTTTTTGTGATGGGAAGTGCGAAACAAATCGGGAATTGGTTCAATGTCGCCTGGCACTGTGAGGTATTGGTCAAGGGTGGTCTTTCCCGTTTTGCTTGGGCCATAAATGCCAATCCGAAACGGCTTGATGATACGATACAGTGAATAAAACGCCGAGGCCGAAGCCATCAGCATGTGTCCCGCTATGAGAGTTGACACACGATGCCACCTCAAACATGACTCATGAGCCAGTCCCAAATTTCAGTCGGGGTGATGCCGAAGAAATCAAGGCCCACGAATATGCCAAAAGTGAAAATAATTCCAAGAAACAAAGCAACAAATGTGCGAACCCAACCTGCCACGCGCTCCATTTTGCGCTCATAAGCGTTTTCCGCCAAGACTTGTGACATGGCGTTTGCTTGACGCTCATTTTGAGTTGTGAAAGGCCACATCACACCTCACCTATTCACTCTTTGTCGTTCTTTTCGTTTGAAGGTTGCCCTTGATAAAGTCCAAAGGTTTGCGCCCCATTTGGAGGCACATTTTGGTATTGCTGGTTCCACATCTGCTGTTTCTGCATCCGTCGCTGTTGTAGGCGCATTTGAGAGCGATACCACTTTTCGGCTTGATTCTCACGAGAGAATTCGGCTCGCATAGCGAGACTGTCTCGAACACCCCCTACATGGAACAAAACCATGGAGGCGCACAGGAAGCCAAAGCAAATCAGCCCGTATTGGAGTCCTTTTGTTGCTGGCGTTGCGGATTCAAGGTATATGCCTTTTGAAGCGATATATACGCCCGTTCCCACCAAAAGTGATTGCCATAGCAACATAGCGATCAAGTTGACATCAATTCGGTTATTGTCTTCGCCCATGTGCGGAGGCATCATGGGCTGGAACATCATTTGTTGTTGTTTTTCTCTTTCATCATTGGGCGACATTGTTTTTCCCCTCCTTGTTTCGGAAATAGGACTCAAGCACATAATTCATGAAAGAGGACTTCGATTCACGCCCTCTTTCCCGTTCCATTTTTTGAAACAAGTCGTCTTTCATGACGACCGAAACATGCTTTGCCATGAACCCTGTGATGGTTCACACCCTTATGAGCGTTGTCGTTAAAAGGAAAGACCCAATGCACCATACGATGACGAGTCCCGACATCCACATGGCAACCGCAGTGCTTCGCTCTTACAAACGAGCGGTCGATGCCTCTTCACAAAACCCAACGGCAGTCACCGCATGGGTTGAACAAGCCGCAGGAGTCCATTCTCGTAGTCGTGAATTCCCACAGGATGCGGCCATTGGTTTGCTCTCTTACCTCGCACACCCACTTTATGTTTCAGCCAACATCACCAGCGATCAGCAGGCATGGGCTTCCTTGATGGCAAGCGCAGAACAGGTTCTCCAAGCCGAGAATTCTTGGTCAAGCGGCCAAATTCAAAGAGGCAACAACACGACTTTCATGCGTTTGTTTGGTTCGGACATCACTTGGATTAAAACATGGGCGCAAGCACAAAACCTCAACCTGTCGAATGGTGATGAATTCCTTGTCAATCGTGTGTTAGAGCAATTCGCTTCTCAACAATCCACCATCCCTCACACGGCCATTTACCCTTGAGAGGTTTTATATCTAAGATTTCTATACGGTTGAACGGTCGGGAAGGTTTTCTCTCCTAATAAGCGGCGCGGGCAATCGTTGTTATCATGGACTTCTCATTCTTCACCTTCGGCCTTCCCGACCACCTTTTCTCAAATGTTCCCTTCGGGGTTCCACATTCGCGCACCGATTGACCTTGGGCCAAAGCCCCGCCCGAAATTAGATTCTTGCACAGCCTGTCGCGAATCTGCAAAATCAACTGAAGAACCAATTAAACGCCCTGCTTCCTTCGATTGAGTCAATTCGTCAATTATAGTGTCAATCCTACGGTTAATGCCTGGCTCTAATGTTTGGTATCGCTTAGGGAGTCGTTCTCGGTGAAAAATTGCACTTTCAAGCAGGGCATCAATGTCCTCCTGCGGCAGAAGGCCACCATAATTGTCCTCTTTGAATGGCGTTCTTGACATGTAATCCAACAACACATTTTGATACATGTTGTCGGGCATTTCTTCGCCATAGCCTTGAAGCACATATTCGTCGGCCAATGCCTTTATCTCATCAATCGGTGCATCTTTGCCCCAATTCCCGTATTGCTTGTGAGGGTATCTGTTTGAAATTTCATAGAGCCAATCATCAGCCATTCCTCCTCCCACATCCTCAAATCCGAACAGGTAATCGTGTATTGCATTCATGTATTGATCACCTACCCTTGGGTTGTATTCGTCAACAAATTCTTGAACAAGGTTCAAACTGGGATATTTTCTTGATGTTGGATGCCTTGAGGCAAAAACGGAATACGGAGCCACGGGAAATCGGTCGGCAAGCACTTGACTCCAATACGCTTCTAATGGTGAGCGAATCATACGATCTCCCGAACCATACATGGAGGGGATGTTCCGTAGTCTGCTGGTTTGACTGAACATTGGGATTTTGACGACATAATCCGTATTCGGAATTCGGAACACCTTGCCTTCAAGACCTGCGCCAACTGGGGTGGGTATGCGAATTCTTTCTTGGTTGTAGTCGTCATATTCCTCATCGTAGGTTTCTTTGTAAGCCTCTCCCGTTTTGGGGTTGAATTGAATTCCCAAGTCTTCAAGGTAAATCCAGTCATCCCCTGTATCAAGAGGCGACTCACCAACCCCCGCGTCGGGGATTGCATCAAACAAACCTGCTGGACTTCGCATCATGTCCTCATAGGCTCGCATGAAGGCGTTGTAAGCCTCTTCATCACGCGTAGCCTTGAGAATCCACATGTCAATCGCCCTTCCTCAATCCGTTCCAGCACTGTTCCTGCAACTCGTCGTTGTCGTGCCAAATCACCACATCCTTTCCGATGTCTTCCATCATGAACCACATGAAAACAAAACCTTCGATGAAGGCGATAATGAACAGCAGGGTGAGCATGATGGAGAGCGTCACAAATACCCTCTCCTTCTCAAAACCTCTTTGTGGTCTTTGAAAGGAATTCCTTCCATCAACAAAGCCCCCACTTCTCTTTGTAATAGAGGGGGGGGTGAAAAATAATCGCCTAATTCACCTGTGAAAAACGCCCTATGTCTTTCTTGATCCAACAGTGGTTCAATCATTCCATGACCTTGTTCATGCAGAAGGGTTTTGATTGCTTGTTGCATCATTTGTTCTTCCGACATCGGCTCCATCCCATAATGCCTTTTACCGTAATGCCGATCTTTTTCTTCGTCGTATTTCCTCTCAACGCGAAAATCGTTGTATTTGAACATTGGATGAGCCAAATTCACCCCCATGAAATACCTATCACCGAAGGCTTTTGCGGCAACAGGGGTTCGTTTTACCCTATGGTTTCGATGACTTACATTCGCTCTTTCGGGGACTCCACTTGATAAGTCGGTCATCCACCCCGCCCCCCCGCCAGGGTCAAGGTAAAATGCCTTCACCAAATCCCAAGCGTCATCAAAAGCAGTCACAAGTCATCCCTCACAGGCCATGAGCCAAACGGATAAGTGCTTTTCGTTTTGTTTGCCCATAAAGCGGTTGCTTCATCACTCAAAGAGTTGGAGGGGTGTAGTTGCTTTCCTTTATGCCTATCAAGAATTGCGGCGATCATGTCATACATGGCTGTCGCATACCCCCTTCTGCGAAAATCATTTTGGACAAAACTGCTATAAGGCCAAAAAACATCTCCTTTCTTTCGATTTTCTCCCGTGGTGTGAATTGACATGGGCGCATCCGAAACAGTCAATCTCCCCAAAGAATCTAAAAGCCTCGCCATTTCGGGGTCGGGATGATTGATTTCAACACTCATAAAATCCGCATCATCCATGTTGGCGGCATTATGTGTTGCCGTCATTGGCATGATGTCACCTGTTATGGGGTCTTCAAAATCAGCGTCAAATCTGCGTGGCTGTGCGTTTTTGTCATATCGAAGCGAACCAGGCACTATCGGCATTTTCAACAACAGCCAAGCGGTATCAAAGGCGGTCATTCAGTCACCTCTAAATTCTCTCAATTGATCCATGATTCCTTCATTGAATCCCCCTTCATCAATGCCAACTGCTTCGTATTCGGGCTGTCGCAACATTCCATGCAATTCGTCTGTTGAAAGCCCCATGTAGTCTGCAAGCCAAAGCAGGTAGCCTAATCGTTGCTTCCTCGCTTCATCCATTCGTTCATTTTGCATGAATTCACGAAATGAAGGCTTATTTGGGTCATCAATGTTTTGATATCGCGAAAGCCCACCAAAAACCCCGCTCACCATGTCAAGCATTTCATCATCGGGGTTTTCAAATTCGGGAGGTTCACTTGGATCGGGAACGGGATGATAACCTATTCCGAAACGCTCTCTCGCTGACATTTCCCATGGAGGAATTGTTTTTTCTTGCCCTCTTGTCATCATGTTTTGACGGTAAGCGTGTCCTGTTGGATTCATCAATGCGCCAAGTGGTTGCTTAAATCCTCCATACGCATGACCGTAACAAATTGGTTTGTCAAGGTAAGCATCACAATAAGGACAATGATATACGGGGTCGCCACGCTTTGCCGCCTCATACGCTTCTTCAGCGTTTCTCGGAATGTTCCCGAACCACCCATCCTCGGTTTCGCCTGGATTGAAATCGGGCGTTTGGTCTTTCAACAAATCCCAAGCGGTATCAAAGGCGGTCATTCAGTCACCCCTCCGCATTTGTTCCACCAATCGCTTTTGAGCGAGCAAGTGTTTTTGCTCCTCTTCGCTCAATGAACCAAGGAATGAAAAATTGAACATCATGTCCTCTAACATGTTTTCGTAATTTTTGAATGATTCACGCCACACATTTTCTGCGCGCTTTGCTTCTTCAAGTCTTTCCTGTGGGACACGACGCATGATATGAGGCGGCACATCACCCTTTGTTCTCAACTCTCGAAAGCCATAACCACGAGGGCTGTTGTAGGCTGTTTTCCGATCTCCATATCGTCGAAATTCGGGGTTGACCCATTCGGGTGAATCGGGATGTTCATCGTCGATTTCAAAAACCGTGTCACCATAAGCCATGGCTTGAAGCAACGCTCCGATTTCTCCGCCAGGCGACATGGCTGTTCGTTTTGCGGCGGGACTGGCGGCGAATTTCCAATTGTCACCCACCATCATTCGCTCCCAATCGTCCTCGCTGTAATCTCTCAAAAACAACTCTTTGATGTCGTCAACGGTATAACCGTCCTGCATCATCCCCCCATGCCTTTCTGTCAATTCGGGATTCTCACTGCCTTCCGTTAGCCCAAAAAATTCAATCACTTCGGGATCCTCGTATGTGCCGTGATAAAGCGGCATTTTGAGCAAAGACCAAGCGGTGTCAAAAGCCGTCATTATGCCTCAACCTCCAATCCCAGTCCCAGTCTTCTATTTCTTTATCGGGGTCGTAATGTTCTCGAATCAAGGCTTGAACCTCTTCATCGTTGAATCGGTTCCGATCCCCAACCCAACCAAATTCATGTATTGAGTCGCCATGGGTGAATAAATCGTGAGCATTGACTTCTTCCTCAACGATTTCGTAGTTGCCGCCGAGATAGTCATTCCCGTGTTCATGTGCATAAGCCTCGGATAATGTCACCCAATCTCCTTCATTTATTCGTTGCTCCCCCTCCAAATCATCGGGTATTGCCCGATAGATCGTGATTTGTTCATACGGGTTCATGTGAATGCGTTTCAACGCTTCAAGCGTTTCTTGTTGGGCATCGGGGTTGTTGTAATAGTCCGAGATGTAGTCGTTTAAGCGGCCACCCCAAATACCAGGCATGGCTATTTCCATATTCCATGCAGGAACAGCACCCTTTGTCGGTGCTTGGTCTTCTTGATAAAGTCCCGAATCGTTTTCAAAATAGGGGGATTTCATCAACTCCCATGCGATGTCGAAGGCGGTCATTTTTTCCACCTCGCACGATAATAACACGGCCAGCACAAGCCCTCATTGGGGTGTAGTGGCTCACGCTGGCGGCATTTTTTACATTGTTTGGACTTCATGGTATGAAATCCCCCTTATCCTCTTCATCGGGCCATTCCATGCCAATAGCACGACCAAAATCGGCTACGCTTGGCGATTGTTGATGAGTCCTACGCATAAATTGACCCTTTCCGCTTTCCATTGGGACATACCTGCCTCCTGCGTTAAAAACCTCTTCGATAATGTCCTCAAGCCATTTTTCATCCGAAGGATCAACGCTTCTATGCCTTGACAAAGGCGAACCTACAATTGCGTTCAACAAAGAGGCTCTTTCCAATTCTCCGAAAACATCCTCAATGCCAACATCTCGCCCATCCTCTTGAGAAAACATGTAGGTGTCGTTGGCGGGGTCATAAATCCCATATCGCCCATCCCGCATGGCTTCTCCAAAGTCCCCAGTGCGATAATCGGGGATATGCACACGGTCGGGTGCATTTTTTGAACCAACAACCGCTAATTCAGCGTTGGGGGAAAAATAAGAGGGGCGGTTTTTGGGAAGGCTGAAATCCACTTTCAACAAAGACCAAGCGGTGTTGAATGCCGTCAATTTCTTCACCTCACATGTTAGTTATGAATGTCCCGTGGGGGTTGTGTTCGCCAGTGTAGAGGATTTCCTGCGGGGTTCGGGTTCCTTCTGCTGTTGACACCCCATGTGCGGCAAAACTATACGGATAAAATTCTGCGGGGTCAACTGTCATGGTTTCCTTCAACGGTTTCATGAAATCATCATCTTCATATTCAAATTGAAGGTGTCGGTATGGGTCAATCATGTTCGGGACTTTCAAAGGCTGTTGCGTAAATCGAATAGGGCCTTTTGACTGTTCAACCAAGAACGGCTGTTGATACCCCGCATCTAAGCCTCGAAGATGCCTCAAGTCATCTTCTATTGGCAACAAACGAGCCTCGCCACCTTGAGTCAATCTGTCCCCAAGCCTGTTAAACGCCCTTAAGCCACTTGGCGAAAAAGTGGCATCCGTGAGCCTTTGAGCGGGAGCGTGTTGTAAAGCAACACCCATCAACTGTTCTGCAATCGAAACACCAGTCCCACGATCACCTGTAAAACCAGGAAGTGTCATCATGGTTCCAATCTCGCCCGTTTTAGGGTTTATTTGAAGCGTTGCCAAATTGACAGGTTGTTTTCTTTTTTCTTGTTCATCGACATAACGATCCATGAAAGACCGTTGTTCTTGATTCTCCCTGTCAAGAACAATGGCCGCTAATGCTTCTATTGGCATTCGTTGGCTCCTGCTGTGCCTCCCTGCTATGCGACTAAGGAGGTGATAAGGCATACCGAGCAAACCAGGATCCCCATCCAATTCCCTTCTCATCCTGTGCATCTCGTCTTGAAGAAACAGTTGATGACCAGCATAAGGGAAGGCATAGGCATCGTCAAGAATTTCCCTCGCAGACTCAACTGGCACTTTCAATTCATAATTGATATTGGGTTCCCGACTGAAAAAATTCGGCATGTGCGTAGCATAGACCGTGGCCTCCATCTCATCGGGCAAATCGGGCAGGAGAGCCTTCATAAGCAACCAAGCGTCGTCAAAGGCTTGATTTTCACTCAACGCTTGCGCCCCCCAATGCTTTCTCCCATGCAATAACTTGGGTTAAACATTGTTGTAGCGAGATAGGCTGGTGTAGAGGTCATTCCCCTCTCCCCATCGTTTGTTGTAATTGTTTTTTCCATTCATTCATGGCTTTATACCACGCTTGCCCCTTTTCATTTCCTTCCCACCTATCACGGAACGGGGGTTTAGGAGGGCCATAATGAACAGTCAATTGGTCGGGGGGAACGGTGCGAGTCGTATAGGCATAATTGGCGAATGATTCTTCTTGGGTTGGATTTTCGTTATTCACTGCGCTATCGGGAAATTCAAGAACCACAGGGTCGCCCCGATCCCTGCTGTCCTCTTCGGCACGATACATAGCGAATGAGGCCGCTTTTTTGGGTTTCGTGGCGTAATACAGGCGAGCCTCCCACGGTAGGAAAACCCCCTGCTCATCACGATCTCTAAACGAACCCCTTGGTTGTAAGCCATCACGCATGATTTCCTCTAACCTGTCGGTTGTAGTGCCGTGATACGGCATTTTGAGCAACGCCCAAGCGGTATCGAAGGCGTTCATTCCCGAATCACCTCCGTTGCACCACGCTCCCAAAGAGGGTTGATGTCGTCGGGACTAACCAAGAATTTCTTTTTGTTGCCATCACGATCTTCTTGACCACGAATAATCGAATAAATCAAAGCGTCAAGGTATTCTTTGTTCCCGCCATAAACGGAATAAGGTTCACCAAAATAGGAGGTGGTCGTGACACCAACTGGCACTTTAACACCTCCATACCCCATGTCGATGAGCGATTGCATCCGATGTCGCCCCTCATGTCCAATTTGTTGAAATCTCTTTTTTTCACCAGTGGGTTGCACTATAATGTGCGGTAAATACATGGGGATGCCCTGCTGAAATGTTTCAGCCATGGCTGGCAATTGGTGGTCAAAGGGAAGATCCTCACGCTTCGTATCGTAAGCAAGTCCAAGGAATTCTTCGGGAGTCATCATCACTTTATGCGTGTAGTTGCCAAAAGTGGGACTTCCGCCAACTGGGACATAAATTGGGTTCACCTTTTCCTTTTCCCAATCAAGGCCGTGAAGGTATGAATCTTTAGGGTTGCCTTCTTCATCCATTTCATCCCACCATTCGGGCCTATCACCTGGCTTTTCCCATGTCAAAGGAAGGCCTCTTTGAGTCAACCATTCTTCCCTCGATGGGCTTCCTTCTTGATAATAGAGGTGTTCTCGCTCGTCCCATATTTCCGTAGGGCCAATACGATGTCTCGCCATTTTCATCAATTCTTTGTCTTGCATTTTTTCATAACATGATTTGCATCCCGAAATCCAATTGTCGTTAGGTTTTCTTGGGTCTATTGGGCCACTCACTTCTTCAACACCTTCGCAACCTCTCAATGCAATTCTGCATGGTTTCAATGGCGTTCTAAACTCTCCTTCGTCGGAAAAGTCCACTGCATCCAAAGTGGGGAGAAGGTAAATTTCTCTATGATTTATGCGCTTTACCAAGTCCCATGCGGTGTTGAAGGCCCTCACTTTTTCCACCTCTTACACTTCGTCATACGGTTGGCTTCCAAATCAAGTCTTCGGGAGGTTCGACCGAACCTGGCGCACCCAAATAAAGGCGGTAGTCTGCGGGGTATTCTTCGCCGCCCATTTGCGTGTTTTGCCAAAAATCACGGCCTTCCTGCGTTTGAACATCCGATGGCCCCAACTCTCCGCCTCCATGATGATTCAAGAGGTATGCGATAAGGTCATACATGGATGTCGCATAACCTCTCCTGCGGAATTCTTTTTCCGTTTCGGGGTGCATCACTGCATAACGGACTTTGCCTTCTGCGATATTTTGGCCCCCCGTGTCAAGTTTTGCCTGTGACCTTCCTTGCCAAACATCATCGGGGTAGTCTCGACCCACGCGAACATAATGGTTCCCCAACTTTCCAACAAACATAGGGACTCGCTCGCCTGTCACGGGGTCATCAAAGAAAGCAACTGGCGTTTGCATGTCATCCAACTTGTGTTCGTAGTCGATTGAATCCACATCAAGAGGGGCTTTCATCAAGTCCCAAGCGGTGTCGAAGGCGGTCATGCGTTATCCCTCCGCCATTCGTGTTCGGACATGAAATTGATTAAAGGATCGTCAATCAAACCTTCTTTTGCGGCTTGTTCGGTGCAATCAAAGCATAAGTCCGTATTATGATGGGGGAAACCCCACTTTTCTTTCTTTTCACATTGAATGCACATTTTATGACAAGTGCATTCCCCGCTATATTTGCGGTGCGAATAATGAGGATAATAGCCATTCAAGCGTAATTCGCAACCTGCTTTGTGATTTGGCAACGCTTTTTTTACCAAAGACCAAGCGGTGTCAAAAGCGGTCATAGACTTGACCTCACTCGTTTTGCCATCCATTCTTTCATTTCGTCAATTCCTACCTTTCTGTCCAGCGAAAAATAATCGTCGGGAGAGATTTTAGTTGGGATAATCACCTCAAAAGTATCTTTTGAATCATGGTCAATTATTTCAACATCATTTGAGTCCCACCTATCGCCAATGTGAACATATCCTCGGGGGATTGTCCACCGATTTCCGTCCCATTTTGAATAATTTTGGATATATGGCTTGTAAGCATTTGGTATAGAATCAATCAATCTTTGAAATCCTTCCCGTTCCTCTTCACCATACATTTCATCATCCAACAACAATTCTTGAAGGTTTTGACCATGAAAACCCAAAGAATCCGCCACCCCATAATCCCCAACATAGGCCACATTTTCATACGGCAACATATCAATCAAAAACTTGTTTTCTTTTCCATAAGTCGGGGAAGTAATTGCTTCATGAAGCCTGTATTTGTTATTGCTACCAATTGGATGCGAAAATATGCCGTGTGGCCTTTGGAGGATTTGATTATGTTTGTGGGTTGTCATAATCCCATTTGACGGCAAAACGGACGGGTCTAACACTTCCCCAACGGGTGCAGAACCGCTATGAAACACAAAACGAGGCCTTCTTGCCTTCATCAAGTCCCAAGCGGTGTCAAATGCGGTCATTTATTCACCTCCATACAACTTAGCGTGTTTTGAAGAAGCCTCTCTCCATTTATCCAAAATTGCTTTCGCTTCGGGAATAACAGTGGGGTAAAATTCAATCCCACGGGGGCCTTTCATTCCAGTCTCCCTTGACAAATAGCGCATGTGATTGACCAACTCATGCACTGCATCGTCGGCTTCTTGAGAATCAATGTGCGGTTCCCAACTTGAACCCGAACCCAAACCCGCTTGCATTTTTTCCCTCTTCAATTCCAAAAATGTTTGAATAAGTGGCAGGTGCCTTTGC